ACAGTAGAACGATTTAATGGTAATAACTCTACTACGTCTTTTACTTTATCTCGTACAGTAGGTGCAGATGAAGATATACTTGTTTCTGTAGATGGTGTTATTCAGGACACAAATAAATACAGCGTAAGTGGTACAACACTTAGCTTTAGCACAGCACCTTCAACTGGTACTGGTAACGTCTTTGTAAACTTTCTTGGTCTTAGCATAGCTACTGTATCACCACCAACTGCTAACAGAAGTAGTTTTATAGGCGGTGGTATGTTTCGTGTGAATGATAAAACACTAGGTTCT